GGTCAGCTCCAGGTGCTCGGCCAGAACGAGGCGCTCGTCGGGTTCGCCGTCGTACTGAACTGGGCGACGGGTCTGATCGGTTCTCCCGAGCGCGGGGAGAAGGGAACCGTCCAGGCGATCTCGCTGATGCAGCCGCCGATCATCCCCGGGCGCCAGGTAATTCTCCAGTCCGACAACGTGACTGGGACCTACCGGGCGACGAAGGTCGTTCACGAGGGCGACACCTGGGGAGAAGACTGGTACACTAACTTCGAAGGGAAGCCATTGGCATGACGACGCAGGGAGCAAGCAGGACGCCGGAGTTGATTGAGGTGCTACGCATCGCAATCGAGCAGGAGCTGTCCGAGCTGTTCGTCGCACTCCCGGGGAGGGTCGAGAAGTACAACCCCGCGACCCAGACCGCCGACGTGCTTCCGCTGCTGAAGCGTCCGTTCGTGAACGAGGACGGGTCCGAAGGCGCCGATGCCTTACAGACCATCGCCGGCGTCCCGGTCTGGTTCCCTCGTGGCGGTGGCTACTTCATGTCGATGCCGGTGACGAAGGGCGACCACGTTCTGCTGGTCTTCTGTGACTCGGCGCTCGACAACTACATCGTCGGAGACGGGACGACGGTCGCCGACCCGAAGATTTTGAGGAACCACGACATCTCCGACTGCGTGGCGATCCCTGGGTTCGGGACGTTGTCGCGGGTCATCAAGGACGTGATCGCCAGCGGCGCGGCGTTCGGGAAGGAGGCGGGCCCGCAGGTCCGGGCGACCGACGCGGCGATTGAGATCACGAGCGGCGGCCTGCCCGCGGCCATCGGCGGGTTCGTGGCAATGGCTCAAAAGGTTGATTCGATGTGGACGGCACTTACTGTTTTTCTAGACGGGTTTGTGCCGACACCGGGAGACGGAGGCGCTGCCTTGAAAACAGCGATGTCAGCTGCAATTAAATTGTTCCCCGCGTACCAGGCATCGGCCTCGACGAACCTGAAGGCGAACTGATGGTCGACCTGAAGATAGATCCGACGACCCGAGACCTCGTGATCGAGAACGGCGACCTCGTGCTGGTCGACGGGGTAGACGCCGTGCGCCAGGATGTCGACATCCGCCTGAACACGTTCCTCGGGACGTGGTTTCTCGACCAGCGAATAGGCATCCCCTACTTCGAGCGCATTCTGGGACAGAAACCGAGATACCAGGCCATCGCCGGGATCTTCCGCGAGGCCATCCTCGAGACCCCGGGGATGGTGTCGCTGACCGATCTGCGGCTGGACTTTGACGGGACGACCCGGACGCTCTCGGTTGCCTTCCGCGGGGTGGCCTCCGAGGGGACGTTCGACTATCAATCGGAGCTGATAATAGGATGACTACCTACGGCGTAACACCGACGGGGTTCGTGAAAAAACCGCTCTCGACGATCAAGACGGAGATCGAGGAGTACCAGCGCGACCAGATCGACTCCAACCTGAACCAGCTCGCGACGGCGCTCTTCGGGCAGATCAACGGGGTCGTCGGCGACAAGCTCCGGGAGTGCTGGGACGTGCTCGAGGCCGTCTACCGGGCGGCCTACCCCGACTCGGCCAGCGACGAGGCGCTCGACCAGGTGCTCGCGATCACCGGAGCCATCCGGCTCGCGGCGCGGAAGACCCAGGTCGTCCTCGACCAGCTCTTCCTCGACGGTGGGACGACGGTCCTCGCGGGGTCGCTTGTGAAGGTCGGGGCGACCGGCGTGCAGTACGAGATCCTGGAGGACGTGACGAACCCGCTCGGATACCCCGACACGGTCTCGGCGCCGGCTGAAGCTACCGAGACGGGACCGAACCCGGGCTATGCCGGGACCATCGACACGATCCAGACCCCCGTCGGCGGGTGGTCGGCGAAGCCCGCGGTCTCGAACACCATCGCCGAGCCCTACGCTCTCGACGGGAAGAGCCTGTCGTTGCGTTTGAACAACCTGCTCGGCGGCGGCGAGTTCTCCATCCCCTTCAGCGGCGGGAACCCCTGGTCGGCGTCGGACGTGGTCGACCGAATTAACACCGAGATCCTGAACTACACCGAAGACGGCGAAGCCTACCTGATCGACTCGGACATTCGGCTACGAATCGCGAGCACGCTGGAGGGACCGGGGACGGAGGTCTACGTCACGGGAGGCTCGGCCGCTGCCCTCCTCGGGTTTCCGACGGTCTCGATCAGGGGCTTCAACTCCGAGGACGGCGAGCCCGGTCGCGACCTGGAGACCGACGAGGAGGCCCGCATCCGCCGCGAGCAGCTCCTCCAGGTAGCTGGCGCCGCGACGGTCGAGGCCATCCGCGCCGACCTCCTGCGCGTGACCAATGTGCTGCAGGCTCTCGTGCGGGAGAACACGACCCTCGTCCCCGACATCCTCGGAATCCCGGGGAAGGCGTTCCGGTCGGTCGTCCAGGGAGGAACCGACGAGGACATCGCCGAGGCGATCTGGCTGACGAAGCCCGCGGGTATCGAGGCCGATGGCTCGATCACCGAGGTCGTCACCGACTCGATGGGGTTCACCCACGACATCAAGTTCTCCCGGCCGGTGGAGGTTCCCATCTATATCGACCTGACCCTGACGACCGATGGAGACTTCCCCGTCGACGGGGTCGACCAGGTGAAGGCCGCGCTCGTGGCCTTCGGCGATCTGCTTCGGATCGGCGACGACGTGATCGCCCTCCAGTTCAAGGCGGTGCCTCTGGAGATCGACGGCGTGGTCGACGTGACCGTCTTCGAGATCGACACCTCCTCGCCTCCGGTAGGGACGGTGAACATCAGCATAGACACGTTGGAGCGGGCGACGTTCGACGTGGCGGATATAAGGATTCCGAATCCATGAGCATCGTCCAGAAAACCGACCACGTCACCGAGGCGCTGAACAACCTGCTGCCGATCTTCCAAGGCAAGCCGATTCTGGCGAAGGTCATCACGTCATACGTCGAGCAGATCCAGGACTTCGAGAACGCCTTGTTCGGTGTCTACTGGGGCCGGATGCTCGACTATGCCGTGGGCGTGCAACTCGACGGCCTGGGGGAGATCGTCGGCGAGCCTCGGGAGGGACGGAACGACGACGACTACAGGGTCGCTATCCGCGTGCGTATCCTGGTGAACCTGTCCGAGGGCACGCCCGAGCAGATCATCGCCATCCTCGCCGCGGCGACGGGGTCGGTGATCAAGATCCGGGAGTATTACCCCGCCGCCTTCATCGCCGAGCTGACGACGCCGGTCGCCGCGAGCTTCAACGCGGCTGTCGTCGCGGTGTACCTGAACGAGGGCAAGGCCGCGGGGGTGTTGGCTCATCTGGTCTACTACCCCGCGAACGTCTTTCGGTTCGACACCCCTGGACAAGGATATGACGAAGGGCTGTATGGAGGTGCTGAGTAATGGCTGCTGTCTACGATAAACCGACCAAGCTCCCGCTCTGGGCGATGACGACCGCGCACATCCTCGAGCCTTCCGCCGGGAAGAAGGACATCGGCTGGGAGTTCGAGGAGCCGCCGCCGAGCGACTATGAGAACTGGCGCACGAAGCTGGTCGCCCAGTGGTTCCAGTGGTTCGACGAGCGGTTCTTCGACGGGACCTACGGCGCGACGCCGAAGGAGTCGACGGTCGTCCAGGCGAACGGCGTGGACTGCATCGAGTTCACCGAGGACGGTCTCTTTATCCTGACCGATCAGATGTCCCTATCGTCCGATGGGAGCTTCGGGACCGTCAACTCTGGAACTTATGCTGCTATCCCCTTCGACATTCTCGTCAACCCGAATACAGGTCTGATCTACGACCGCGTCGCGAACGAGTTCCTGTTCAAGATCAACTCGACCATCGCCTCCTGGACCCTGACCGAAGACGGCTACATGAGGTTGAACAACCTCCCCGGGTCTTCCGATGTCGTCGCGTTCTACATGCTCGACCGTCGGGGAGGGGACGCGAGCGGCAAGGCGTGGGCGTGGGAGGTGAACGGGCCATCGGGTCAGTTCAAGCTCGAGCAGTTCACGCAAGCGGGGGTCAGCGAGGGCGACGTCGTCGTCGTCGACGGGTCGACGGCTCTGCGCTCGTGGACGTTTTTGACGAGCGCGACGGTTGGGGCCGTGCTCCAACCGAAGACGGACTACCTGACGGATCTGGCCGGGTTCCTCGGCTCGCCGTCGAAGCGCTGGACCGAAGCGCACATCGCCAGCATTTTCGAGCCCGAGCGCCCGTTCTACTACGGGTATATCGACACGCCCATCGCGTTCGGTTCGGGAGCTGTCACTTCCGTAATGCCTCGGACGAACTTTTTCGCGTCCGCAGGCATCCTCGTCAACTCCGGCACGCTCCGAATGACGATGCCGCGTTCCGAAGGGATCTACCGTCTCGACTTCGCCTTCCTGGTGAAGTCGGATGTGGCGGGAGTCAACTTTACCTTGGACCTCTACAAAAACAACGTGGTCCAAGTGGCGAGCAGAATGCAAGCCATCGATCTCCCGAACGCTGGCGAGTACCAAATCATCCACGCGACCTATATCGTCGAGACGACGGCCCTGACGGACTACTTCGAGGTGAAGGCCGACCACTCGACGGGAGGCGCAACAGTGACGTTCGATGTCGGATCGCAAGTAACCGTCTCGTGCCTGCGGCGAGACCCGACTTGATAGAGGAGAAAGAAGATGACCATCGAATTGACGACGGCGTTCAACCTGGGCGACATCGCCGACGGTCAGTACACTCACGTCAAGATCATCTCGTTCACGGTCGACCTGATGAAGGAAGCCCTCGTCATCGATACGCTGTTCGGGACCGAGGTCGACGGAGTGTTCACCGCGGGGATCGAAGTTCCGAGGGCGACCCGCAAGCGGTTCATGATCAAGGGCAACGACTACGCCGAGCTGATCGGCGCGGTCACAAGCGAGGCCGACGCGCCGATCTACAACGAGGTTGCCGCGCAGCTCTACGGCTGGCTCGTCGACAACGGACACTTCGCCGGGGAGGTGGTCTGATGCCCGACACCATCGAAGCGAGAGTCGCCGAGCTGAAGAAGAAGCAGGTTGAGGACGCTCCGAGGTCATGGGATCTCGAGGAGGTCGAGCAGCTTCGGTTCGAGAACCTGATGCTCAAGAAGGACGCGCTCCAGAAACAGGTCGCCGCACTCGACGCGCAGATCGGCGAGGTGCAGAAGGCCGTC